AAGGTGTCGGTGATCATTGTTTCGCCTTGTATAAAGGCAAGGATGCGTCCTCCCTGCATGATGGTGCATTGCGTTCGTTTCCTACTAGGTCAAGCGATCCATCCAGTCCGGCGCGACACCATTGTTCCCATTGTACGCATTGTTGTTGTTGAGCGTACCGTCCGTGTTCACATTCCGTACATTGTTCGAGTTGCCGGAGTTCGGGGTGCGGAGCCACCAATTCCAAGCCGCGCCTTACAGTCTGCACCCTTATACAAAACGGGACGCGTCGGATGTAATCCACGCGTTCGTCTTGTTTTTAACTTCAACCGTGAGGGATGTCCAGTGTTTCACACCGGCAACATTGATGTCAAACAGATCCGTCGAAACATCAATCAGCGTCAGAAGAGTCCGGCAAGCCGCCACCGCCTCCCTCTGATACATCTGCCGGCGGTCGAAAACATTCTGTAAAAACACGCCGTCTTTATCTTTTGGAAACAGTTCGTTTGCCATCGTCAGGCAATCAAGGATATAAAGTGCCTTGTCCTGAATCTTTGCCGTGACCGTGAATCGGTATCGTTTCGGAAAGTGTTTCTCATTCTGTGTGATCTGTATCGTGTAGAGCGCAAGTTCTTTTGCCTTGATCAGAACATCAAACTTTCCCTCGGTTCTCTTTGATAGGTGTTTCATGCGTACACTCTATTGTTCGCGGAGTCGTACACTCCGGAAATCATAACAAACCCCGTGTCATCATCGAAAACCTCGACCGCAATGTTGTCCGATGTACCCTCGACATCCGACGATTGCAAAATGCTCACCGCCATATCAAGAGCAAGGATGTTCTGCCGGTTCTGGTCGATCTGCGGCAGAATACCGTCAAGGTTCTCCCAGTTCTCCGTCAGGTCGCCGATGTCGGCATAGTCGTCGTCCCCGGGAAGATTAAAATCGTAGTTAGTTGACTTTTGCATCTTATAGATCCTCCTTTGTTTTGATCTGATACCAAGTGAGCGTTGATATTTCGCCCCACTTATACGGTTTGATTCTTCTCCATACATTGTAGAGTGTTTCGACGGTGTATGTCATATTGAGCGGCAATTTTCTCTCGAGCATATCCGAAACCGCCGCAAGCATCGACGCATTTTCGAGCGTGATCTTGACCGTGACCGCCTGATTTTCATAGTCAATTTCGAGCACCGCGTCCGAGACAAGTGCCAGAAGGTCGGAAAGGATCACCCGGTAACTGTACGGTAACTGATCGACAAGTTTTGAGTGTACCTCAAACCGACGCTCATCAAGGGTGTCTGTCTCACTAGGCATCAGGCCGAGCACCTTTTCCCATCGTTCGACGCGGGATTCCGACATATTATCGAAATAGTTGTCCTCATCAAGGCGCGTCGTCTGCGTCTGGACTTTTAGGATCTGCTTGTCGATGGTCGTGTATAATTGCTCGAGATCCGGGATGCCTTTCAAGGCGTTAGGTGTAACCATAGTTCCCTCCTTATGAGATCGTAACCGTTCCGAGAACGGGGATGTTCGTCCAAGTGATGGAGATGTTCGATGTGCCGCCGTTCAGTGTGAGCGCACTCACATCGATGACGCCCTCGATGCCGATCAAGATGGCCTCAATCCTTGCCAGACGGACGGTTGTCTCATTCTCTTTGTTGTTTTCCCACTCTTCACACAGTGAATGGAGATATGAGCCGATCCGTTCCGCCGCAATCGGTTGGATCTCGGATGGATCATACCCGTCGTTCAGTGTCAAGGTTGCCGCCACATTGACCGCAACCGTGCCGGCGGAGTAGATCATCACCTTATGACAGATCGGTGCCATTCCGTTTCCTTCGCCGTGTGATACCTCCGGATCGACAAGATCCTGAATCTGTGATACAAGCGTTGAGGATGCGGGCCCCATATCGGAGTTGATGATGTAGATGTTGATCCACTCCGAATCCGCTGCCCTCCGTTTCGGTTTGCATCCGCCGATTCCTGATTGTGCGTCAATGAAAATCCGATAATCTGCCTTATTGCCGCCGAAAGCCGTGGATGATAGTGAGTCAATCACGCGGGCGCGGAAAACATCAACATCCTCGTCATCGGTTCCCGGTGTCGTGACCTCTGTGATCGTTCCGGAAACCCATCCGTCGATGTAGTCCACCGGCTCAAGATCTCCGGTCGTTGCGTTCGGGCCGGTGCCTTCTTCGTCGCACACCATCAGATAGGTCAATTCCTCGAGCGTCTGTTCCGTGATGGTGTATGTATAATCTTGACACATCACGCGGTCGCCCACACTCATCGTCTGACCAAACACCGCCTTGACATAGGCGGGTGTCGCCCACTTGTAAACGATACCTCTTGCCGCTCCATATCGGATCAGGTGCGGAGCATCCATCGTGTCCGGAAGAGCATTGTTTTCGAGACCTTCCAGTTCCGTGTAAACATCTTCGAGTTCTGATCCGGTTTTCACGCAAGCATTATATGCAAGCGATCCCTCATCCGTCCTCACATTTGCCCCGAAATCCTCGAGCATCTCCTCTGTGATGACATCTTGCGTCCTATCCTCATACATTGACCGATACCTCCTGATTTGTTTCTCCGTAGATTGTTTCTATCCGGAAAGCCGCCGTCACGCGGTCGCCGTTCTTTTTGATGTCGAAATCCCCGACCGATGTGATGTCCTCATTCTGTGAAAGGGCCTCTTCAATCATCCTCTGGATGATCGGGCGGATCTCCGCCTCGGTGTAGCCTTTCCCGATGAGGCTCTCAAACTCCTGACCATACGCCCAAGAGTATTGAGTGTGTTCGTATCGCGGGATTTCCAAACAGATCCGCACCCATTGTTTGACCGCATCGATGCCGGTGATCAAACGCCCCGTGAGAGTCATCGTGTCGAAATCGATCTCATACTCCGGAGCCGGCTCTTTTTCCTCTTCGCTCTCGGTGTCCGTCGTGAGTGCGCGTTCATCATCTTCATCCATATCGAAAGGAAACATATCAACCTCCTATTCTGCACAAAACAAGAAACTTTTCATCGATCAAAAGGCCGAAAACTACATCACCGCTTTTGAGCGGCTCGATGTATGTGCTTTTGTCTTTCCACTTGTGATAGTGGTGTTCATCATCATCCGGCAGCGGGATGTTCTTTTTCAGTTCAAAATCCAGAACCTCGAGACGCGGTTTGAGAAGGTGATCCGCAAAAAGCACATCATCCTCATCGAAATCCATCCCGTTATACGACAAGGTTTTCTCGCCGGTCATTTCGGCAAGTCCGAACGATGTTTTATCTACGCCGTTCTTCGCCTCTTGTCTCATCGTTTTTATCAGTCTTTCATATCCGTTCATTTATCAACCACCGTCCTGTTTACAATCTCGCCGTATTTCCCATAGTCCCAACAAGCGGAACACGCCAAAAGATGTGTGCCTTGCAAAAGCAAAACTTTTTTTGCCTTCTCAACCGTGGTCTTGTTGGTCGCGGCGTTGTTTTCTTTCTTCTCGCCTTTAAAAAACGGACAATCCATCGTTGAGTGATATGAGGTCTGTTCTTCCTCTGAATATCCGATCCGCCGACCTCTGACATAGTACGCGGTCAGCTTGTTCGATCTTTCGATGGCGTTCTTTTTGTAGTCCACGGCAAGCTGCTTTGTCGCCATCGTGTATGTCGGCGTGAGCGTTGTTCCGCCTCCTCCGGTGGCGGTCGTCGTCTTTGTCTCGGTCTTTTCTTTCTTCTCTTCTTTGTATGTGTCGGCCCCTTCTTCCATTGAGTCCTTCCACGAAAGGCCGAGGCTCATTTTGTGTGTGCTATTCTCGAAAGTGTGAGAATCCGATGTGATATAAAACTTGCCTTCGAGATTTGTCGCCGGATCTTTGATCGTGATCGAATACCCAGACACCGCACGGATGTCGCCAAGAGCCTCGATTGATGCCTCTCTGGTCGTGCCGACAAGCATGGCTTTCGCCTCTTTCTTCGCGCTCTTTCCGTCCTCTTTCTGGTATGCCGCCATATAGACACCATATTTTCCCAGATCCTTCTCGTCCTTGACCTCTCCAACCTTCTTATGCTTTTCGTTGTAGATGCGGACAAGATCCACCATATTGTCAACGGTATCGGTATATGTGGCGGACATAATGTTCACGCCTTGCGTCAGTGTGACGCCTGATTTCCCGCCTTTCTCAATGACTGACACTTTCGTTCCGTCCATCACCGGCAGATAGTTCTTGCCGGTCTCTCCCTTGACTTTCCGATATGCTTTCACAATGATGTCATAAAGGCATTGATCCTCGAAAATCATCTTTTTGATAGAGATCCCCGTTTTGAAAAGTCCGGATGTTTTTACCGCAACATCACCGCAAACCTTCTTTGCGATTGCCTCCGGTGTTGTATTCTTGAACATATATGTCCCCGATGATTGGAGAAGATGGTGAAGAAAGTCTCTTGCCGTATATGATGCCGTGCCGATCTGATCCGTCTTTTTCCTTGTCGTGATCGTGCCGATAAAAATAGGCTTTCCCTTCACTCTTAGCTCGACGACATCTCCCTTTTTGATCCCGATCCTCGGGAAATCTCTGTCGAAAGGATTCCACGGGATTTCAAACTGGATTTCCCTCGATGCTTGTGTATCAGTCCCCGACCATGTCAATGTCGTATATGGTATTTTCTTTTTTCCCCAGATCAGATCCGGAATCACAAACTCCATAATTCCCTCCTACTTGATCAGCACCTTTTCTCCGACAAGCGCAACCTCTTCTTTTATTGTCTTTTGGTTTGGATGTTCCTTTTTGTATTTCTTCACGGCCTGATCCGCCCGCTTTAAGTTTGCCTTTTTGAGTTTCGATGCGTTTTTACTGTCGCCGGTTTCCTTTTTCGCAACCTTTTTCCAAGTGTCGCCCTTCTTCCACTTGTAGAGATGTGATTTGACCTCTTTCGTCGGTCTCTTCGCCGTCTGTTTCTTAACACTCGGTGTATCAACGCTCTTGTCCTCCGTGAATGTGATGGAGTATGCCACATCCTTTCCACGCTCCTCCATACCGGGCGAAAAACTCGATACCACGACCGGAAAGGAAAGAAAATCGGACACATTGAGCGTCACGGTTTTCTTTTGCGCCGCCAAAAGCGTCAAGATAAGAACATAGGCGTTCGGTTGCATCAGATCCCCTTCTGATACCTGACAAAAATCGTAGTATTGAGCGGGAAAGAATGAGTTCCAACCGACTGACCGGAGTTCCGGATTTCCTTTCAAGAGGATCTCCCCCAAGCCGTTGATGTTCACCTTTTCGTGATTGATCGAAAAGGGAATCGAAAACGACTCGGGCGAAATCGGGAAAACCATCGTGCTCCCATTGTATGAGATTGAAATCTTTGTATTTTCCATCATTCCCTCCTCTTACCACTGATATCCGATTTCTGCTCCGCCGAGGTTTTGTGATACCTTTTCGAGGCGGCTCGCAATCTTGTCTGCGATCACATCGATGTCCGCATCTTCCCTCACGATGATCTGATCCGCAAGTTTCGGTATGCTTACCGAGAAACCGTTCCGTGCACCGTCAATATATGCCTGACGAACGCTCGAATCGTGTGGGTATACTCTTGAACCTCTCGGAAGGTCAACGATCTCGCCGCCCTTTTCGTTCATCCGAACGATGCCGCCGCGCCAGAAATCGGTTCCAACGGCAAGTTCAGGTATGTGCGGAATCAACTGTCCAGCCTCGCCGGTTGCCTGATCAATCATATCTTGCGGTATGCCGGCACCCGCAATATTAGCCGCAAAGCCACCGAGCCATGTTGCGGCACCGATAACACAGTTTATTCCATCGATACATTTATTGATCACCCAGATAATACCGTTGACCGCTCCCTTGACGATGTCGCCGATCGCGTCCCAGATGCCTTGAAAAAACTCTTTGATTCCCGTCCATGCTTTTTCCCAGTCAAGTGTAAATACACCCTCAATGAAATCAATCACACCGCCAAGAGCGTCGATGATACCGCCGGCAATGTCGCCGATTTTATCGATGACCGGTTCGAGTATCGTTGTGAAAACGGTTGATATTGCCTCGAACGCCTTTTTGATAAATCCAACTATCGCGTCGATCTGTTCTTTGTGCTTTGTATAAAAGTCTTTCAGTTTCCCGAAAACTTTCTTTGCAAGTTCAACAACCTTTCCGGCAACCTTCGCCACGACCTTGACGATGCTCTGGATGATCGGAGCGATTGTTCTGACAACCGCTGCCACGACATCAAAAACCGCGTTGAAAGCATCGATCAGGAAGTTCTTTGCACCCTCTGCGCCGTTTTCAACATCACCGAAAAGACCTCCGAACGCCTCTTTTACTGTTTCGATGACCGGTCTGATCCCGTCCCAGATCTTCATTGCGTGTTCCTTCATGGCATCCCAGTTCTTCCAAACGAACATTGCGGCCGCCGCGATTGCCGCCAATATACCGACCACGATCGCGCCGGGGCCGGATAGTGCCCCCATCAAGGAACCGGCTTTTGCGATACCGCTGCCGAGTTTCCCGATGGTAAATACCACTTTTCCGATGCCGGTCGTCAGTTTTCCAAACAGAATGAGCGCGGGCCCGACCGCTGCCGCAATCCCCGCCCATTTCATAATGTTCTGTTTCTGTTCATCCGTCAGTTCGCTAAACTTGTTCATCAGTTCGGTGATCTTTTCGATCATCGGCGTGATGACCGGAGCAAGTGTTTCTCCGACTGTTTTCTTAAAAATATCCCAGTTTGATTTTAATTTCTCGATTGCTCCGCCGGGGCCGTCCATCAGTGCGTCCGCCATCTCTTTCGATGTGCTCCCACATCCGTCGAGGGATTCTTCGAGTGATCTGACCTCTTTCGGACTCTTCTTGATGATGTTGAGCCACTTGTTCATCTGGTTCTTTCCGAACAGTGCGGCCGCCGCTTGTGTCTTTTGTTCCGCCGTGAGTCCTTTGAAAGCCTTATGGAGCAAACTTTGTGTTTCTGTGAACGACTTATATGATCCGTCGGCGTTCGTGATGCTGATCCCCAACTTTTCGAGCATACCGATGGCCTTTTCGTTCGACGAAAGGTTTGCAAGTCCTGACTTGAACGCCGTGCCCGCCTCTGATCCGGAGATCATATTGTCGCCCAGAATACCGGTCGCAACCGCCAAGTCCTTGACATTCCATCCGACCGTCTCAAACATAGAACCGGCTTTTGACACCGACTGGAACAGTTCGGATGTGGTCGTGTTCGCTTGTGCTTGCGCCTTCGCAAAAATATCCGCGTATGTGGTGGCCTCTTTCGTATCGGCCCCGAACGCCTTCATCGTGGAGCCGAGTCCGGCCGTGACCTCTGAAAGGTCTGTCGCCGTACCCGCTGCCAGTGCAAACGCCGGTTGCAATAGGTCGGCGGTCTGTTTTGCGTCAAACCCCGCTCTTGCATAGGCAAGGGATGCGTCGGCGGCGTCTTGCATACCGAAAACCGAATCGGCAGCGGCTTTCTTGATAGCCTCGCCAAGTGCCTGACTTTCCTCCGCCGTGCTCCCCATCGTTGCCTGAACCAAG